TCCTCCGGTGTGCGCGGCGCGGCGGGGCCGGTCTTGAACCGGCCCCTGCCGCATCCGCCTTGATATATCCATTGGTAATGCTTGGATTACCAATGGATAAGACTGTCAATGGTTCCACATGGGGGCGCAGTTTGTTCCCAACGGGGGCGCAGTTCGTCCCAGAGGTAGGAACAGTTCGTCCCAAAGGTGGGAACAGTTGTTGCCGACCTTCGGAACAGTTCGTCCCAACGGTTGGAACAGTGCTGTTCCCAACGGGGGCGCAGTTGGAGACCATGTAGACCGACCGCCGTCCCTGCCCGCCGCCTCTCACGAGCACCAAAATCCCCTCGGCGAGAAGCTCGTTCAGCCCCCGATGCACCGAGGATGTCCCTACGCCCATCTGCCGGGCGATCTCGCGGACGCTAACCCGAACCTCGCACGAGGCGAAGTCGCCCCTATAGAAAGCCCAGAGGGCCATGCGGAGCCCCTGGGCTCCGATGCGGCAGAAAGCCCCGCTCTCCCAGAGAGCACCCCAGCGGCGACGCATCTCGCCCTTCGGGTCGGCTTGGTTCCCGGTCTTTTTCTTCCCGCGTGCCATCAGAACCGCCCCCAATCTTGGGCTTTCGGGGCATGGGCCGCGAACTCAGGGATCTCGGCAGCGGCGGCGGCATCCTCGAACCGCTGATACTTGCCGTAGAACCAGAGTTGAACGTCGGCCATCTGGCCCTGACGCAGCTTCTTGCACTTCCACTCGACCAGCAGTTCGCCGTCGGCCCCGACCTCTCCAGTCCGGTGGCCGAATAGAAAGTTGTCGCAGTCGTAGTCGATCTGGTTGGAACCTTTGCCGATGTTCCCGATCTCGGTGCTCGCGTCGCAGCCCTTGGCAACATTCGTCACCAACAGGGTCGCGATGTTCCGGGTCGTGGTCAGTTCGCGGAGTTTGAGCAGGCACTCATTGATCTCGCCGGTCTTGTCTTGAAAGTGGCGATTCGCCCGTATGAGTTGGAGGTAGTCCACGATCAACAGTGCAGGCTTGTCCTTGTTGATGCACTGCTCGATCTTGTCCATGAGCAGCGGAGCCTCGACCAACTTCAGCCGGTCGCCGACCTTGTTCGAGAGATCGACTGCGAGTTTCCGAGCGTTGCCCTGCTTGTGGATCACGTCTTGCAGCGTGAGCGAGTTCTCCCGGCCGCCAAACGTCGTGATCGCCCTCGCCCCGAGGGCGGCCCGCGTCATCTCCCCGAGGCACCATACCGCGACCATGCCGGGGTTCTGCTCTAGGCAGTCGATCGCCAACTGCATCGCGAGTGCAGACTTCCCTACGCCGGGAGCCGCCGCGACGGCGGTCATCTGTCCGAGCGGCAGCCCGCCGTCGAACAGCTTGTCGATCGAAGGGATGCCGGTCGGGATCGCTGGCGTCTCTTCCTGTTTGCTCCACGCCTCGATGGCATCCACCAGCGTGGGCGTCTTCGTCTCTTCGCTGGCATCCGCGACCGGCACCGCTTCCTCGGCTTGCCCAAGGATCGGCAGCCGGGGCCGCTTCCACGCGTTGGCGATCTGACGCGGACAGTCTTCAAGATCGTCGCCCCGCAGCCCGACGCGACGCATCCGCTCCATGATGGTCGAGATCGTTTCCTGCACGCCCCAGCCACGAGCCGCCATGTCGCAGGCGACCGTGAACATCGTCTGCCGTCGCCCGGCGGGGAGCGTGAACCCTTCCTCTAGGAACCGCCGCGTGAGGTCGCTCATGCTCTTGGCCTGAACGACCACGCTCTGCGATGCCGTCTTGCGAAACCGATCAAGCGGGTAGATCCGCGTCGCGTCGCAGTCAGACAGCACCGCGAGCGGGCGTTGCTCGTGCTTCCAGTTCACGAATCCAGGCAGCCGCATGATCCGGGGCCAATCGCAGATGGACGAATCGCTGCCGAGGGCCGACGCGATCGCCTTCATCCGCTCGTGCCACGCGTTCGCGTCCGTCATCGGCTCATCGAGCCGCCACCACGCGTGAACCCCACCGCCGCTTTCTAGGATCGCGGTCGGCCAGGGCAGACCGGCCGCCTTGATGCGGGCGTAGGCGTCTTCGAGGATCACGCCTCCGTCGAAGTCGGCGAACAAGCACCGGGCCAGGGCGACGCCCTCGGCCTGACTCTGCCCCTTCGCCTTCCTCGGGTTCGCCCCGAAGTACGCGTGAACGCGTAGCTGCTCAGTGTTCAGCCCGTGCAGCCACTCCACGATGTCGGGGAGCTCCGCGAGCGTAGACCATCGACGGCCCGCCGACGGTGGAAGAGGTCGGAACTCGATCACATCTTCGGGCTCGAAGATGCAGCCGAGGAAATCAATGCACTGGTCGAGAGCGTCCATGCTCACCTACTGCCTTGTTTGCTGCCGCCGCGAAGATCAATCGCCACCCGAGGATCGGCCTCGCCGTTGTCCGCGTATGCGATCGTTCCGTTGAACCACAGCACCAGCCGCTCGGTGTCACGGCCGCGCGGATGCGCGACCCCTATTCGATGCTGCACCATCACTGATTCGAGGTCGTTCTTCGGCGGCTCGCACGGCCAGATGAACACGAACCGCGACATCACCGCGAAGCCGTTCGGCGTATCCCAGACGCATCGCGTGTAGTCCATCGCTTGCGACACGACGCGGCCGATCTTGGTCGCCGACTTCTTGCACTCAATGCCAACGATGCCCCACCGCCACCCGTGCTCGATCAATGCCCGAGTCGGTTGGAGCAGCACGTCGATTCGCGGGCGACCACATCCGATCGTGTCGAGCCTGGGATGCAGCATCCAGCCATTTACTTCTTGCATGACCAGCCAGTGTGCCGGGTTGACGATGGCGAGCAGCGACGCCACAGCGTCGGGCTCGGTTGCGTATTCGCCGCATGTCAGAACTTGTTCGCGAGACATCCATGCCTCCTGCTACTCGGCCACGCTCAACGAGACGCCGCCGTGATCTGCCACTTCACCGCCCGCCGTCCGCTCCGCGTCTTCCCTTCGCCCGCCTGAACGATCATCCCCTTCGCCACAAGCTCGATCCGCCTGGGCCGCTGGGTGCTCGGCGACATCGGGATACCGAGTTGCATCTGCTCATCGGTCGCCCCTTCGGGGTGATCGGCGAGGTAGTCGAGCACCTTCCTGTGGCACGCGTTGACTGTGGTCGGCGTGAGCGACTCGGCAGCGGCCCGGCTAGTGCGGCTGTGCCTCTGAAAGAGCGGCATATGGGTGAGCGTCTTCATCGTGTCTCCTCCGCGAGCAGTCGCTTGTCGAGGTGTTCGTTCACATCACGCAGGCACCGACAGAGCGTGTGCAGCCGCCGGTTCTCCTCGCGGAGCCGTTCGTTCTCAGCCTCAAGCGACTCGGCGAGTTGCCGCAGATCGCGGGAGGGGCGGGGGCGGAAGATGTTGCGGAGCCAGTTCATGCGACGGCCTCCGCGTCGAAGAGGGTGGTCTCGACCTTTCTGCCCCGCGCGGCCTCTTCCATGTTCTTCATCGCCTGCCGGTAGTAGCCGGGCTTGAGCTCCACACCGATCGCTTTGCGACCGTTGAGCACGGCCCCGTATGCCTCGCTGCCGACGCCCATGAAAGGGGTCAGCACCGTCTCGCCGGGCAGGCTGCGCAGATGCACGATCCGCTCGATGACATCAAGTTGCAGCGGGTGCATGTGCCGCTCGTCATCGTCCTCGCGGGCCTGCTTGTAGGGGAGCGTCCGCTCTAGGCGAATGTCATCCCAGAATGCCGACGCGTACTGCCTCCAGATCCAGTGCGAGTAGCGGTTCTCGATCTGCTTGCCTTTGTGCCCGCGATACGTGAGCAACTCGGCAGGAATCTCCCTCTCGCCTGCGTACTCCAGCAGCCCATTCGGGTTCGCGACCGGCACCGGGTTTTCGCCCTCCTTGCGGAAGAGCAACAGGCAATCCGCCGATGCCACGTCGCACAGGCTCGCGTCGGTCACGACTTGCTTGTGGGCGAGTCCCTTCGCCATCGTGCGGTTCCGGACGCCGAGCGGCTCCTTCCAAATGAAGTGACGGCACCAGAACCGCCAGCCGAGCGACTCGTGAAGGCGAATGATCTCGCCGGGAAAATCCACCAGCCCGCCGGGCGAGGTCTTTCTCGGGATGTCCATGCAATGAACCGCCGACAACCGGCCCGGCATCGTCACGCGATGGATCTCGCCGACCACAAAGGCGTAGTGGTCGAAGAACTCTTGATGGCTGCGACAGTTTGAGAGGTCACGCTCGGAACTGGAGTAGTGGTACAAGCACCCCGCACCATCCGCAGCGAACGGCGGCGAGTAGATCGAGAGATGTACCGACTCGTCGGGGATGCTCTGGAGCACCTCGCAGCAGTCGCCGTTGTAAATCGCGTACTCGTCGGTGATTACTTGCTCGCTGACAGCCATTTCGGAATCCTTTCACTATGGGGAAACGTCCTGCGGTGATCGACGGCCAGGGCGTTGCCCATGTGCCGCACAAGTGACTCGAACATTCGGTCGGCGGCGTTCGCCTTGCGTCTCAGATTCGCGAGCACGCCGACCTCGCCCTCGGTGGCGATGACATGCACATCGACGGGCTGCGTCTGTCCGAACCGCCAGCACCGCCGCACAGCTTGGTAGTACTGCTCCCACGAGTGAGAAGCGAACGTCACGACGTGGTGACAATGCTGCCAGTTCAATCCGAAACAGCCGATCTTCGGTTTGGTGACGAGCCGCTTGAGTTGCCCAGCCTGGAACGCGAGCAGGAGCTCTTCCTTTTCGTCTTCGCTCTGCGAGCCGCTGACTTGACGGCAGTCAGGGATAATCCGCTCAAGCAAATCCGCCTCGTCGTTCAGATGGCACCACACGACCGACGATCCAGGGTGCAATGCCACGAGCCCGGCCGCCGCCTCGCAGCGGTCTTCGAGCGTGATGCGACGCTCTTCGCGTTGCTCTTGCAGGGTGTCGGCTGGCAGGGAGAACAGCATCCCGGCCCGCGTCTTGCTGCTATGCACGACGTGCTCGTGCTCGCGGAGCGGCGGCAGGACGAGCTTGCCGTCATCGAACCCGAGGTCGGAGGGTTTGCGGCACGCCCGAGCCCACGAGCACACCCACCGCCAGAACGGCTCCTCCGCGTGACCGCGAAAGCGGTAGCTCTTGCGACCCCAGCCGAGGTAGTCCTTGATGACATCCTCCTTGAAGAACCGCGACAGCATGTCTTGGTAGCCCAGATAGCCGAGGGCTTCGCTGGACGTGCCGAGCTCGTGGTAGTCGTTCGGTGCGGCGGTCGCGGTGCAGAGCAGGCGGTACGGCACGAGTCGCATAAACTCGGTGACTTCCGCTTTCGTCGCCCCGTCGAAGTTCTTGAGAATGCTCGACTCGTCGCAGACCACGCCGCCGTAGTCGCCCTGGTCGAAGTTGTGCAGCCGCTCGTAGTTCGTCACGACGATGCCCGCCTCGGGCTTGCCGCCTGTTGACCGCACCGCCTCGATGCCAAACCGCTTCGCCTCTTCGACGGTCTGGTAGCTGACCGCGAGAGGGGTAGCGATCAGCACGGGCTTGCCGGTCTGTTGGCGGATGTTCTCTGCCCACACCAACTGCATCGGGGTCTTGCCCATGCCGCAGTCGGCGAAGATCGCCGAGCGACCCTTGCGACAAGCCCACTCGATCAGATGTCGCTGGTAGTCGAAGAGCCAGCCCGGCAGGAAGTCGGGCGTAAACCCGTGGTCGCCGTCGAGTTGCTGCTTCGTTTCGAGAAACGCTGTGTATCGGTCAGATGCTGCAATCATGCTCAGTCCCCTCTCCACCGCTTCGGCGGCACGTATCGCTCGGTCTCTGGGTTCTCCTTCCGCCACTCGGCGAACTTGATCGCGGCGAGCTCCCGCAACGCGGCAGCGGCCTCGGGCACCAGGGTCACGTAGTCGAAGTCGCCTCGCTGCCGCTTCTCGGCTTCGATCGCCACGAGACGATCGGCCAGAGCCTTGAGCCGAACGATCGGCCTCGTGCCTAGGTAGGCGTCGCTCATGCGGGCACCCGCGTCGCAGCATTCGCCATATCGCGGCAGTCCTGGGCACGATCCCGCAGGCCGCACGCGATGCTGTCGATGCTGATGGATGCCATGCTCCACGCAGATGACTCGCTGTCGCTCCACTCGGCACCGTGCTGGGTCATGTACCCGCCGGGCATCTCGACCCACCACTGCCCAGCGATCGCTCGCAGGGTGCCGCTCTGGATCGTGATGCTCACGTACTTCGGGTGTGCTGACCCGACTTGCAAAATCGCTCGATAGACCGTCTTCATGCTTCGTCCCTCGGGGTGTATTGGCGGCGTGTCGTGCCGCATGCGGTCGAGTCACTCGCGAGCAAGGAGGTATGAGCCTCGACTGCACCGATACATCGCCTCTGCGTGCTTGGCGGCGGATGTGGCTTGGCAGCCACCAGGGCAACCGCGTGCCGCTGAACTGCTAGAAGGGGATGTCATCGCCCGGCAGTCGCTCGACCACGGGCTTCGGGTTGGGCTTGATCGCGGGCGGCTTGGCGGCGACCGTCGCGGGCACGTACCGCTTCACGACCGCCGAGGTCTTCCCGGCCTTGCTCGTGTAGTGGCTGATCTCCACCGCGAGCTCCCGCCCCTCGATGTCGCCCGGCGTCAGCGAGAGGCGACCATCGGCGGGCTTGATGCCCAGTGCGTCGGCGAGGTTCGCGGCCCGCCACCCGAGGTGGTGCGGGATGTCATCGAAGACAAACTTGTAGTCGCCCTCGACCGTCGCGAGCCGCAGCTTAAGACAGTTTCCGTGCGGGTTCGTCTCGTGCCGCTTGTATTCGTTCGTCCCTTCTTCGCAGTGCCTCACGACCATCTGGTGCCGCCCGGCGGGCACGATCGCCCGCTCATGCGTCACGGTCTCGGTCGGCTGATCGTCAATCACGAAATCCATCTCGTCGTTCCTTTCCGTAGGGGTGTCGTTTCCGTTCGTCACTCAGTCGCAGCGGGCTCGCCCGCCGTGGTCTCGATCGCGGCCAGCCGCTCGGTGATCGCGTCGGTGAGACGCGACCACTCATCGCTGGTCAGTTGCCCGGCGACCACGTACCCGTCGATCGCCTTGGTCGCCTTCGTCAGATCCGCATCGGTGCTCGCCTTCCCGATGAAGGCTGCGGCCTGGAGGTACTTCTCGCTCGGCGGCGTCACGGTCGGCGTGCCGCCCGCGAGCCACTCAGCGAAAGCCTTGCCGGTCTCGACGCTGATCGGCTTGGGATCGCCGCCGAAAATGCCGGTGCGGTCTTTCGACGCGACCGCGAAGTGCCCGTCGTGAACAATGTCGAGAACGGTCGTGAACTCATACTCGGCACCGTCGCGGCTTTCGAGTTTCATGCCGAGCTTGACCACCTTCTTCCGCCCGTGGTCATCGACCTGCGCCGTCTCGGTTTTCGCCCGGCCCGTCGCGATGATGTGGGCCGAACTGCGGAGCATCCGGTCGATGAACGCCCGGTGACGCGGGGTGAGCTCGCTCCAGGCACTCCATGTGTTGCCCTTGAACTTCGCCCTCGCGATCTCATCCACAAGTTCCAAGCAGCCCCCCTTCCCATTCCACTCGTGACTGATCGAGTCGATCACGATGCAGTCGGCACCAGCGGCTTCGGCCGCGTCGATCGCCTCGATGTACGCCTCGGGCGTAAACGGCGGGGCGACATCGATCACATCGAAGTCGTGCAGCCGGTCGTAGAGATCGCTCGAACCCTGCTCGGTGTCGATGACGATCGTCCGCTGGGAGCCGAGCCCCTTCGCCACGAGCAAGGCTCCGAACGTCTTGCCCGCACCGCTCGGTCCGGTGAGCAAGAGCCGCAGTTTCGTTGCCGAGCGGCGGGCTTTTCTGATCTGAACCATCTGTCGAGTTCCTTTCGTTCTGTCGTTCCGATGATGAAAAGCCGCGTCCCCGTCCTAGGTCAGCGGCCCAATCCCTTCCTGGGCTTCGCCGGTTCCACCGGCTCTCCTGTTGTGCGTCAGCGAACCCGCTCGATCTCATCGAGCAGGAACTCCAGCCGACCATCGGGCGTGTCGATCAGCCATCGCTCGCCCACGTTCTCGGCGACGCGGCCGATGTAGTGCGTGCCGTAGAACGGCCGGGGCACGCGAACCATGTCGCCCGGCTCGGGCCTCCAACCGCTGATGTAGATCTCGTTCATCGCGGCGATCGCGGCGGCGGCTTCCGCATCGCCCGGCATCCTGTTTGCGTTCATGCTTTTGACTCCCTGCAAGGTGCGGAACTGATCGCCTGTCCATCGGTGAGGGGGCGTATCGTACCCCCCTCACTTGCTTGGTCAAGCAACTTTTTTCTCTCGGCGTTTCACTCTTGGAAATAAGGCGTTTTCGTTCGTGGCGTATGGTCTATCGGCAGTTAGGCTATTGGCTAGCGGTAGTTCTGTCAGCCAGAAATGCCAGCGGCGAGAATCCGCAGCAAAACGATCGCGAGCTCGATCCAGATTTCAGCGTTCATGGTGCCCTCCTTGGCGTGTGAAGAATCCAAAAGTGCCACCCGTTTCGCGGCTGTCGGCGGGCCGGGTGGCCCCACCCTTGTGCGGTCAATCGACGCCGAACAGTTCCGCAAGACGTTCCACGAGCAGGGCGATTTCACTCGCGGCAGCGGGATGCCGCTCGGCGATGTCTTGCAGTCTGTGGAGGATCTCGTCGGCTTCGATTTTCGTGATGTTCATCGTTCGTTCCCTTTCGTCTCGTGGTGTCGTGCCCGCTGGCCCAGGTGCCAGCGGGCGGTAGTTCGTCAGGCGGCGACCAAGATCGACTCGCCAGCATTGTCGGCGTACTGCAGCTTGGCAGCCTTCACGCCACGCAAGTCAGACTTGCGGAGGATGCGGTAGACCCTCTCATCACGCTCGTAGTCGGCGAGGCTCGCCCAATCAGCCCAGTAGGTTTCGCAAGCCGCGAAGCAGGCAGCACGAGCGTCATCGGAGATGCGGCGGTTGTTGAAGATGTAGGAAGCACCGCCGAGCTTCATGATCTCGCCGTCTTCAGCAACCACGAGCGTGGGGTCGTAGTGGTAGGAGTCGGTCATCCCGTCGAAGTGACCGAGGGAGTACTTGCCCGTCACGGCAGCGACCTGCTCATCGGTCGGGCCATCCGTCCAGCCGATGTCGATGCTGGAGCCGCGACCGGCGTCGGATCGCACCGAGAACTTGATGCCGGGGAACTTGACCTTGAGCTCGCTGCGAATCGCTTTGGCGGCACTCTTCGGGTTTTCGTGAATCGTCTTCATGGTTTCGGTGTCCCTTGCTTTCGTGTCCCGCGAGTCTCATTCGCTCGCGTCTGGGGGTACTATAGGCTATCGGTAGTTGGGTTGCAAGGGGGTTAGAAAAGATTTTTTTGGGGGCGTTTTCGCGGGGGAAAACGCTACTTCCGCCGCTTGGCGGCTTTTTTCCGCCGGGCGGCGGGCCGCTTGGCGAGGTGCTTCTTGCCCGTCGCCCTGGTCGTGAGGCTGTCGCGGATCTCGGTGGCCGAGCGTTTCTCGACCAGCCGCAGCCGTAGGCCGAGCATCCGGCTCGCGAGCTTCTTCTCGCGGCAGAGATGCCGCACCCAGCCGTCGGTGCAGCCGATGTACTCGACCGCCTCCGCGACCGTGAGGTAATCCACGCCGTCGATGTTGTAAGCCATGCTGACCATGCCCCGAATACTACCGCTAGCCTATAGACGCGTCAAATAATCGCAGTCTTTTGCCCCGCGAAAAAGCATCTTTTGCCGATCGCGGATGCCGCCGCGTACAATGCACTACTGAACAGAACGCGAATGGAGACGATGGGGGTTCACGTATGTACAGGTGTGGTACCGTCTTCATGCTGTTGGAGGCTGGAAAATGCACGATCCCGAAACGCTCCGCTCGATCCTCGACGCAGACTACGCACCCCTGCGAGGCTTGAAGCCGAAAGCCCTGACCCAGTTCCGGCTGTCCCTCCAGAGGTTCGCCGAGCACCTGGGCCACGAGCCTGCGGTGCCCGACCTGACCGGCATCGCTGTCCAGCGGTTTCTCTCCGCGAGGAAGGCGAAGGTCTCGGCAGCGACCGCCTTGAAGGATCGCACCCACATCGCCGCCCTCTGGAATCATTTGTTTCGGTTGCGTCGCGTGGAAGTCGCCCCGGCCGCTGTGCTGCCGCCGATGCGAGCTCCACGCCGAGTGCCTCGGGCATACCGGGATCATGAGGTAGCTGCCATCCTGCGGGCCTGCCTCGCCACCCACGGCGGCATCGACGGCCGCCCGGCGTCGATCTGGCACGCCTCGCTCGTGCGGGCCGCGTTTGAGACCGCCGAGCGTGTGGGGGCGTTGCTCGCGGTCGAGTGGCGGGATGTCGATCTGCCCGAGCGGACGGTTCTTCTGCGGGCCGAGAACCGGAAAGGAGCCCACCAAGATCTCCTACGGCCGATCTCGGCGATCACCGCTGGCTGGCTGTCGCAACTTCGCCGGGATGCTGGCGAGCGACGGCTCGTCTGGCGTTGGGATCGCACGCCCACGCATCTCTGGGGGCATCTGCGTGGGATCTGCAAGCGGGCGGGGGTGCAGCCTCGCGGCTACCACGGGCTGCGGCGTGCTGCCGCCTCCTACATCGCGGCCGCTGGCGGGCTTTCTGAAGCCGCCGCCGCCCTCGGGCACGCCTCCGCTTCCACGACCCAGGCTCACTACGTGGATCAGACCATCGCGAAACCGACCCGCAGCCACCTCGATATGCTGCCGCACCTCGATCTCGGGCAGGAGCCCCCCGATCCCGTCGCAGACGCACGAGAATCCGCCCTGCGGGCTGGTCGGCTGGCGGGCCGGGATCTCGCAGCCCGAGGGGAGCCCTGCCCGGCACGGGCTTCTATAGACGCTCTGGCGGCGGGGGCGGGCGTGCCGGTCGAGATGGTCGGCCACTACCGCCAGGGGCTCGTGGGCGGCTGGGCGGCGGGGCAGGAAGAGCCGCCCGCCGAGCCTGCCGCCTGACGCTATCGCTTCCGCCGGGCGGCTCGCTTGGGCTTCGTGGCTCGCGGCCTGCCTTCGGTCTCGCTCCGCAATGGCATCTGGTCGCCCTTGCGACAGTTATCCGATGCCCAGAGCGGCTGAAGGTTTGAGTGATGGCAGCAAGCCGCAGCATCGCAAGGTCTCCTCAAATCGCATTTGGCGAGCGGAATGATGTGGTCAATGTGCCATTGACCACAGTTGCTCCACGACATGCCTTCGGTCATCTTCTCTTCGAGCACCTCAATAAGCCGAGACGGCGAGCATCCAAGGCAGCGGATTGCAATCGTTGAAGGGCTTGTCGGAAACTCCGACTTGTCCCATCTCGGAAAACATGCAGACATCATTCTTTTTCGGAGCGTCCGCACCACATACTCGACCGCTCGGTGCCGATAGAACTCATACGGATAGTGAATCACAAAGCCGGGACGAGGTGCTTTGCGGACAAGCGTTCCGGCAAAGCGACTTGCGGCGGCCAGCGCATCATCTCGATAGATGCTTTGCTCTTTGTGATGCCTTTGCCTTTCCGGCAGGCTCCCATTCTCAGAAACGTAAACCCACCAGCTTTCTAGCTGCGATGCTCTCTGGATTGGTTCTGCGATCATGACTGCTTCGGCCTCCCCATAGTGGGATGTTTCTGGTACGCCGCGACGCTCTTCGCGTCCACGAGCCACGCCCGGCCGACACGAGCAGCCTTGATGACGCCATCGGCGATGAGCCGCCGAATGTGTCGGTCGGTGATGCCTGCTCGGCGAGCCGCCTCAGTCACGCTGATGATGGTCGGGGCTGTCATCGATTGGCTCCCTTGTTCCGAGCTCGGCGGCGAGATTGCCGCCGAGCGGATGGCGGTCAGGCGGCGACGGTCGCGGTGATCTGGACGAACCCGCGAGCCGCATAGAACTCAACGTCGGAGGCGTCGGTGCCGTCAACCCGAACGATATGACCAGCGGCGTTCTCGGCAAAGTAGCTGCCGATGCGGGGGCGGTTGGTCATCCGATACAGGCAGTTAGCAGCCGCTTGCGGGTTGTCTTCGATGCGGCACTTGCCGAAGCCCAGGTCGATCGCATACGGCACGCACTCGACAACTCGGCAGGCTTTCTGGCGGGCGTGGTACTCGCGGTCGCTGTCGGCCCGTTGGGCTTCGGCGACGATCGCCGACTGATGACGAACAGCCTTCGAGCCGCAATGGCGAACCTTGCTGGCACAGATGACGCCCCAGCATTGAACGTCACCGTCGTGGTTGCCGTCGGCGTCGACCGGCATCACGTAGACGCGACGCTTCGGGCAGTTCGCACCGCAGTGCTCGCACTTGCCCTCTTCAGCCATCCCCATGACCTTGAAGCCGTTCATCGTCGCGTTCCCTTGTCTCTCGTGGTGGTGAGCCCGGCGGCACTATGCCGCCGGGCGGCAGCAGGCGTCAGGCTCCGACGTAGTGGTAGTAGCCACGGCTGCTCACGATGTAGACCGTCGCTCCATCCTCGTTCGTGTGCGAGCTCATCTCGTGACCGCCGTAGTAGAAGTCCATCGCATCAGCAACCTCGCGAGCGAGGTGCTCCTGTGTGAACCACTGAGCGGCGATCGGGTACTTCCATCCGCGAGCATCCTCGAAAGTCTTGAGAAGACCCTTGATGATCTCGCGAGGCTCGGTGATGGTGCAGGCGTTGGTCATTTTCGTGTCTCCCGTTCTTGTGTCTCGCGGGCTCTCATCGTCCCGCGTCATGCCCTAACTATATCCGGTATCGGACATATGGCAAGGGGGCTTGAAAAGATTTTTGGAAACCGCGTTTTCGCCGGGCAAAACCGGGGGTAGGTACATCTGGCGTACCCACCCGGCACAGGGCGAGCGGCGGGGGAAAGGGAGAAACCCCGCCGCTCAAGCCCCGGCCCGGCTCATGCCCGGCTGCCCGTCGCTCGGGAGACTGGCATCGCCGGTCAACTCAACTCATCCATGTCTCTCAAGGCACCTTGCGGCACGAACCACGCCTCTCGCTGGCCGTGCGGGTCTCGCACCCACTCGGGCCTCTTGGCGTCGCGGCCGTGCAACCAGCCGACCAGACGCACATGCTCGCCATCAACAAGAGCGAGAACGAATCGACGGTCATCGGCGTCGTTTTCTCGCACAATCAAATGCCCATCGGGAAGTGCCGTCGCTCTCACCTCTACATCATCGAGACAATCCGGCACGCGATGAAACGTGTTCACGCTCGGCACGAACCACTTGCCCTTCCATTTGCCGACCGCGATCTCGCCACACGCTCCGATGACTTCCTCTTCCAATCGTTTGACCAGCGTTCGCTGGTAGGTGGTCGCGTGATTGAGACGCTGCATCGCACTAGCCATGATCCGCATCTGTGCGGCACTCAAGGCAAGGTTGAACTCGGGCATCGTCAGTTCGATTTCAATCACGCTGCAATCCTTCGCTGCCATTGATTCGGCGTCTCAGTCGGCGAAATAACCCAGTGCGGGCATCGGTCGCCGTAGGTTGTCGCGGTACGCCGCCTGCACTTTGAGCCGTCGCACCTCGAAGATCATCCGCATCACATCCGCCGCCAGTTGACCCGAGGTGCCCGCATCCCAGCAGCCCGAGAACCGGCGTGCTCGTTGCTCGCACTCCGCGAGGTACGCGTCGGTCAGAGGCTCACGATCCACGGTGTTCCTCGCGGTGCAACAAAAGGGCAAGCAAACTGTAGGACGCGAGATCGAACAGATTGTCTTCGAGCGACTCGTTCTCAAGCCTCCCGGTTGCGTTATAGGCCGCGAGTCGCGTCACCTTGTCGGAGAGCCTGACCATCGCCCCCTTCCACGATGGGATGCCGACGAACTTCGCCCCGTTGCGGATGTTCGCGAGCGGGTCTTCGCCACTCGGGCAACCGTAGTCTCGCGACTTCCGGCGGTGCATCTCCTTCAGCGAGTCGCACAGATCGAAGAACGCCTGCGATGTCGGGTGAACGTCATCACGCAGAAGCGAGTCACCGCGAAACCGCTGCCCCTCGCAGCACGGCGTCGGCTCGGGGTCGCCCTGGTCGATCTTGTATCCGATCAACTTCTCGTCGTTCGGGTCGGTGCTGGCGAGCCGCTCCCGCACTGCCATCCGCATCGCCTCGTTTGCTTTCTCCAGAATCGCTGCCGTCATGTGAGTTCCTTTCTCGGGCCTGCTACGTGCGTTGCAATCATCCCGCCGTCGTGGGCGTAGAGGAAAGTCTCCATCGCTTGTCTAGCGTTCAGAAACCCAAGGCTATGGTGCCAATCATCACTGGCGCAGAGCGAGGGTGCAGTGCGGACGAGAACGCCGTCGATCGTCTCGATGGGCCGCGACCACTCGGCCGCCGTGGAGTGATAGTGCCCGGTGTGAAACTCGCGGTATGGGCACGCTGCCCACTGGGACGCAGCCTCGATCGCCATGAGTTGCGGGAGCTTTTTCTTCGCCCGATGCCCGTGGGCGAATCCCAAGAGGTTTCGCCCGTGCGAGAGGTACTTCCGCCCGGTGTATTGGCCTTCGATCGTGATCCGCTGGTCGCTGCGGTATCGCTCCAAGAGCAGGCGATGAAATGCCCAACTCAAACTTTCGTCATGGTTTCCATGCACGAGCACGACATCGGTCGGCACGGTCTCGGCGGATCGCTCGATGATTCGCAAGATCGTGGTCGTGCCAACGTCGAGCATCTTTTGCAGCCGTCCATCGCGTTCCAGCGGCGTGCCGCTGGTGGTCGTGCCGCTTGGCGTGTCAACGTGAAAGAGATCGCCAAGCAGGGCGATCGTGCGCCTCGTGGGCTTGTGGGGGTCGCCCACCGCTAGGAGCTCGCCTGCCGCGTCGCCGACAACCCGCTCGGCAATCGCGAGATCCCAATCGCTGCCAGTAGTGCCCCGCCACGACCGATTTCCAAAATGAGTGTCCGACACGACCAGCACTTGCCAGAGCCCCGCTCGCGGCTTGCCGTGCCCCTTGATCTTCGGCTGGCGGATCTCACGCTTCGCCGCGTCAATCATCGCAGCGACAGCCTCGGCGATCCCCGGCCCGGCTTTCGGTCGCAGCCGCACAAACACGCGATGCAACTCGGTCACGACCGGCTCGCCCGTCTCGCGATCGGCGGTGAGACCCTCCCACTTGGTCGCCTCACTGACGGCGACCTCGAAGCGGCTCATGTCTGCGTCGATGTGCCGCAGGAGATCATCGACGGTGCGGATGCGATCCGAGACGCTGCGGGCCTCCATGCCCTCGGGCGTCTGCCGCTGCGTCACTTCTTCGATCGTGACCTTGCCGCCGTTCGCGTCGGCGGCGATCTGCTTCACGATCTTTTGAGCTCGCCCAGCCATTCACGCACTCCATACGGGCCGATGTTGATGCCGTGCTCACGCAACCGTTGAGATGCACTCACCGAGACCGCACGGGCCGAATGTCCGAGCTCGCCAGCAAGCCACGCAGACGCTATCGCATCGAGCAACTCCTTCTGCTCGGGCGTTACACGCTGATGCCATAGCTGACTTGTCCGCAGGCTCGCGGGAATGCCCGCCTTGATCTGGGCAACGATGTCACTCACGCGGCACCTCCCGATAGTTCAGCATCGTGAGCACGCGTCGCTGCACGCGGGCGAGCTCGGTCACGGCTTCCTCGCTGATGCTTGGCCCGAGCACGGCGTGAGCGATCTCGTGAAGGATCGTCTCCAGGCGTTGCCCGCCTCGTGCCCGATCATCAATCAAGATCCGGGGGCTCGTGGCGTTGTCGAAAAACGTCCAGCCGATTGCGTCGCCCTTCAGCCGCGTGAACCGCAGCAACCAGCGGCGACCGTCGATCGTGATGTGGTGATCTTCCGCCACGGCTCGCCCTCTCGGTCGCAGTGTGGCAGGAGTGTCAACCGATGCCGAACTTGCGGCCCAGCTTCGTGAGTGCCTCGGCTCGCTTCTTGCAGCCGCAGTCCTTCACACCGAGTGCCTTGCTCACGCGCTCGGGCGTGATGCCGATGGCAGAGAGCCCGGCCGATACCATGTCGCCCAAGCCGGGCCGCCGTGGAGACTCACACGCACAGACGCCTACGTGCGGTCGCGACTGATCCGGCGATTCGGCTCCGCAGATGAAGCATCGCCACACGCCCTCGACTTGTTTTATCGCTCGCATCAGTAGACAAACGTTGATGTGATGGTCAGCGAAAAGTCGTTGCAGAACGGAATGCTATGCACTGACTCTGCGCCGGTCGGGCAGCACTCGGCATCCTGGGCGTTCGCGTTAGGCAGGCGGTTGAGACGATGAACGACGCTCGCAAAACTCACAGCACCGTTACAGAAGGAGCAGCCCGCAACACTGAACTCGACCAGAAGCACACGACAATAGATGCCACCATCGCAGAACAGGGCTACATTCACGGTCGCTGTAGCTCCGTTGCCAATCGAAAAAGTCGTGGTTTTACTGAAGGGAAAACCGTTGTCCTCATCTGCCGCTGTCAACGTGACTGTCAGCGGGCCGGGGATGTCGCAAGTGCCAGCCTGCCCGAAATCCAACTCGGCAATGATTGACTGAATCTCACCGCAAGACTCTGGTATCGAGATGTCTGAGCACGGGCAGCACGGCGGGCATTCATTGCAGCAATCCGTGCCAGTGCTGATGAGCGTCGCCAGGAACTGACCGCCTGCGTATGTTTTTCGTGCGCGAGGCTGATCGCCGCTAAAGGCAATGAGCGTCATTGAATGCTGGTTTCACACGTAGTAATCGAGTACCACTTCAGAAACGGGCCGACCTGCGAAGCATCCGAAGCAGTGGCATCGCCGGTATGGCCGAGTAGCTGAATCGTCTCGTTATTCGGCGGCTCATACTGGAAGTTGTCGGCTCCCGTCAGCGAGTAGCAGACAAGCTTCCACACACCTCCATCCTTGATGATGACGCCCTTGCCGACTCCGGGCGTTGACGGGTCGACAAACGGAGGCGTGCCGCGAAATCCGAAGAAGTCATTGATCGCTGTCGCAGTGTGGCCTGCACTGCCAATCTGAATGACATGGGTCTGGAGATAGCCCCACGCCCCCGTCCAGCCGCACAGTCGCACGCGAACAGAAGACTCGGGATCGACCTTGCGAAACGACAGAGCAGCCCCGTCGCGGTCGCCTTGCTCCACGAGACGAACCACGCGAGCAATCCGCTCGGCGGCACCACGAGTGAAGTCGACGCGAGCCGTGCTCATTACTCCTCCAGAATCTGGAGCAAGAGCCGCGAGCCGGGGGCGTCGGCCTTGGCCGCGTAGTTGCCCGGCGCGAGCCGCAAGATGGTCGCGTCGCCAGCCTTCAGCCGAACCGTCTCGAAGATCGTCGTGCCACTGACGCGACCGAACGAGACAGTGTGCGTGCCGCTTGTCGCCAGCGACCGAGCGAAGCACAGCCCGAGGCTCGATGCCGATGCCGTGGTGATCGCCTGGGTGCTGGTGCCGACGTTGAGCGTCAGAGCCAAGAGCCCCGTCGTGGCGAAATCGCTCGTGATGTTCGACGCGTTGAGGTTCTGCGACAACGCCCCGGCGTTGACGTTGAGATTCACGCTGTAAGAAATGTCGGCCATGAGATCTCCTAGGTCGGCGGCGTGCCGAAGTACGTAGACATCGTGATTCGTTTGTAGACACGGCGAGTGAGGATCGCGGGTAGCGTGGCACCAGACTGTTTACCGCCGCTGCCGTTCAGTGCGATCGGATTCGCCGACGCAACCTGTTCGCCATCCGGCCCTTCAACGTCGGCCCGCTTCTTGACGCCACCAGCGATGTAGTTGAATCCCACATCGGGCAGCAACAGATTCCACCCGCTTTGCCGCCCCAAGAGTTCGCTCGTGATCTTCCAGTAGCGAACCTCTTGGCCGTTCACTTGCTCGGTCGCCTGTTCGCCGCTGATGCCCTGCACCTTCACGCCGTCCTGGGCGAACCCGAGATAGGCACCGTCGTTCACGCAGTTCGTCACCGCCGCAGCGAGGGCCGATGGGAAGTTCTGCCTGTTGCTCGTGATCGTGATTTTTTGCTGGGCCTCATCAACTGTCAGCCCCTCGAAATAATCGCCTGCCGAGTTGGTAAGCGGCTTCTGCGTGGTGCCGTCGTAATAGTAGAGGGCTGGAACAGCGACGCCTTGAGTTTGGAACCTCCATACATCGGGTCGAAACCACGGCAGGAGTTCGATGTCTCGTTCGTCTGCTGGCGGGATCGCGTACTGCGCGACCACCTCGGCCCAGTAGCGATTTCCCTCATATGCCTCTGTAACCGATACCTCGCGGCACTTCGCCGCCGATACCTCGGGGTGGGCCGATCCATGTTGGGCACCCACCGCCGCGACCATGATCCCGGCATTCGTGTCGGGATTGTTCAGCGTGACCACGAACCGACGCTCAAACTCGGGCGACGCCCCGATCAAGTGCGTGACGGTACGCGGCAGTTCTCGCCAAGAGTGAACGCTCATGGTCAGCCCGTCCCCGCGAGGATGTCGACTTTCTCGGCATTCAACTTGGCGATCTCTTTCCGCATCTTCTCAAGCTCGGCGGTTTGCTTCTTCGCCTCGGTGATCGCGGGATCTTCCTTCAGTGTGTCGAAGAACGCCGAGATGCCGCCCGAGCGGATGTCATTGATCTCGACCGAGCCAGTGCGAACGGTCGCGAGCTCCTCGGCGCGAGCGAGCTCGATCTCGAACTGGCGGTCGGCAAACTTCGCCTGTGCGTCGGCGATCTGCTGATTGACGCGATCGATCTCGCCTTGTCGCTCTGCGGCGATTCGGTTCAGTTCCTCAGCTAACCGCTCGGATTCTTTCGCCGCATCTTCGCGGGCCTTCTTGGCTCCGCTGGCGATGTCGTTCTCGCGAGCCTCGACTTGATCGAGCGTCGCAAGGCGGGAAGTGAGGGCGTTGATCGCCTCACTGTCTCCAGCCGCCCGGGCCGCCTGGAGTTGCTCCTCAACCCGCACGATCTCTTGCTGGATCTTGAGCAGATTGTCGGCAGCCTTCGCCCGGTTCGAGTCGCCGCCGAACTGCTCATCGACGCGAATCTGTTCGAGGTTGGCGTCGATGATGTCTTGCACCGCCTTGGCTTCCGCTTCGGCCCGCCGCTGGGCCTCTTCCGCGAGCCGCTTGTTCTCTTCTGCAACGCGGCGAGCTACGTCGATCTGCTTCTCAAACTCGGCGGTAGCATTGGCAACGCCGCGAGCGTATTGCTCGGCGTTGAGTTCGCCTTCGTTTGCTTGCTCCTGCAAGTCTGCGAGGGCTTGCTCGAACTCGAACGCGGCATCGAAGCCCGCCTGCCCGAACTCGCCAGCCTTGGCGATTGCAGCGTCGAGACCCTTCTGCGAGTCGGCGAACGCCTTGTCGAGTGCCTTGACCTCTTCCGCCGTGCGAGTCACCGACTCAGCGGTTTTCTCCGTAGCCGCTGCGGTCTCTTCAGCGGTCGAGAAGAACGACCGGAAGAATCCGATCGTGCCGTTGACGGCATCGCCGAACACCCCGAATACGGTGCCGACGGTACTGAGAATCGGGCCGAGCACGGTGCCGATCGTCTGGGCCACCACTGTGACGATGTTGATGAGCCCGCTGAAAGCCGTAGCGATGCCTTCGACCAGACCGACGAACGGCAAGAGCACCGACTGCCCGAGCCCTTGGATCGCGACGCCGACTTGATCGAACGCAGCACCCAGCCCCGCGAACGCGGTGCGGTCGGTCTCGCTCAGTGCCGCCCCGAAAGTCTGGATGTCATCGGCGGCACCGCCCAACTCATTGAAGAACGGCAGCAACTGCACACCGCTGCGACCGAACAGGGCGATCGCCGCTGCTGACCGCTGGGCAGGGTCTTCGATCGCAGCCAGACGCTCGCCGATCAAGTCGATTCGCTGTTGCTCCGAGAGTGCCCCGAAGTCCTGAACCGACACGCCGAGCCGCTGCAATGCCGCTTGGGCTTTCTTGCTCTCTTCGTCCGCCCCCGCGAGCGTGTTCTGAAGCCGAGCGAACGAGCCGCTCAACTGCTCAATCGAAACGTCTGCCCGGCGGCCCGCTTCCTCCAGCACCTGCACGAACTCGAACGAGACTCCCAACTGGGTCGATAAGCGAGACAGCCGCTCCACGCGATCCTCAAGGTTCACCAGCCCGCGAGCGACTGCGACAGCCCCGGCCGCGAAGGCGGTAATGCCCGCGAGGGCAAGCGTGAAAGGATTGATGAGAGCCGTGACCGACGAGGCGATGCTCGTGAGCCCGGCTTTCAGCCCGCCCGCGAACACTCGCGACAGTCCCTCGCTGGCACTCGCGATGCCAGAGACTCGCCCAGCGATGTTGCCCAGCGGGCCGGGCAGTACGGAGAACACACCCGAGAGCTCGTTGAACTTCAGCGTCGTGTTCTCGGCCGCGTTGTCGATCTCCTTTTGCTGCACCGCGAGCCCGCGAGCCGCACGCTCCGCGTCGGTCAGCCCCTTGGCAGCGGATTCGGTCGCCCGGTTGTAGGTCTCCAGCGAGATCCGCCCAGCATTCAGTTGCTCGTTCAGTTCAGCCTGGGTGCGATCGAATCGCTCCAGCGGCAACAGGTTTGCCTCAGTGATGCGGGCCGCACGCTCGAAGGCTGCGGCTTCCTTGTTCACCGCCTCGGTGAGCCGCTCAAAGCCGACCGCAAACTGCGTCGCTGCCCCGTCGCCACCGTCGCGGAGCGTGTTGATGAGACCTTGGGCCTCTTTCTCGAACCGAGCCTGAGCCGCCGCCGCCGCCTCGCTGTTGCCCGTGAACTTTGAGAACTGACCCGTCAGCTTGTCGGCTTGATCCCCCAGACCGACCAGCGCACGCTGCACCGGATCGAGCTTCAGTTGGCTCGCATCCGCCGTGACCCGCAACGCAAGGGAAAGAATGTTAGCCATCGTTCACTTCGAGATCGCCTAGGCCTAACTGCCGCCGCAACTCCATCAACGCCGCCATATCCTGCGACTCGTGCTGCGGCGGCTTTTCAATCGGAACAAAATCCTCGGGCTTCGGTCGCTTCTGATTCTTGCCGATGTGCGGAGCCAGGAGAGCCGTGACGATCAACGCCGTCTCCCGCCACGAGTCGGGCAGTGCCGAGTAGTAGCGGTTGTAGGCGATCCACTCAGAGAACTCGGCCGAATCCATTCGCGTGCCCAACTCGCCGACGGTCATCTTCAAGTCGCGGGCGACCGCGAACATGTACCGCCGAGTCGGGCTCGCGTTCAGCCTTTTCCCAACTCCTGCACATCCTCCTCTGTCATCCGGTTGTGCTTCATCGCCTCATCAAACAGTCGGCCCATCACCGCACCGCTCTTGCTCGCGAGCTTGTCGATCTGGTCGCGGCTGAAAAGGAGCTTCCCGGCTTCGTCGCACAGCACTCCCGCGAGATACTGCGTGCGGAAGTTCTCGATGCCGGTCTCTTTCTTGCCGATCCACTTCCGCTCATACGAATCACGCTCGCCCACGCTCATCACGCGGATGAACACATCGCCGCCCCACTCGGGAACGGCGACCCGCTTCAGCCCCATGTCATCCGCCGCGAGAATCTGATCTGCCGTCAATGCCATCTGCATCTCTCCTATGGTGCGGTCGGAGCACCGACCGTATCCATCACCCTAAAGGTGAAGGCAAATCGCACGGCGTCATTCGCCTGCGAGTCGACGCGATAGCCGCTGTAGATGCAGTCGGAATCAAACAGCGTCAGCGATCCGCCTGCCGTAGTTGGCGGACAGACAATCGTGAGCCGCTTCCGCTTGCCATAGTCAGCCGTGGCAAGGTTCGTCAACGAAAACCCAAGCAGCCGCACCTCGCCGAGATTCGGCGTCCATGTGGTCGTGCGACCCTGCGGGAGCTCGCCTCCGTAGATGTCGGCTTCGAGAGCCTGCACCTCAGAGAGCGTCAGCCCGCCCCAGGTGAACGTGAACCCTTGGCATGGAATCGCCATGACGGCACCCCGTCATGACTAGCGGGCGACCGTGATGACGCCCTGCCCCCGGATCGCATCGTTCGTCGCCAGCGTCAGGGTCGAGCTCTGCACCGTGTGGTAGCTCGCGGTGGTACCGCCGACAAGCGTCACGCCAGCGACTTGAATGTGGTAGGTGCCGGTGGCCCCATCGGCGATGACAACCCTGCCGATGTAGTCGAACGTGATCTGCCGACCGCTGCCGCCATCCTCGGCGGGAACCACGAGCGGCGTGTTCATTCGCAGGGCAAGCTCGCCGGTTGTCTGCCCGAGGTGGGCAATATCGATTCGGCTGTCAGCCGCTGCGCCCGGATCAGTGTTCGAGATGACGATGTTGCTCACGACATAGGTCGAGGTCACACCATTGAGCGAGAGCGTGAGCCGGGTGCCGCTGCCGGAAACCGATGTATCGTGCGGGGTCGAGAATGACACGGGCTAGATCTCCTGCCAGAGAATGGTGTAGGTCTGCGTCACGCTGTAGACGGCGGGTAGCTCGCCACCGGCCAACTGCACGAACCCGTCGCTCTCACTCAGTAGCGACACGTTTCGCACTGAAATCCAGTTTCCCAAGGCACCATTGAAACCATCCAGTACCACCCGGCAGCGGTCGGCCAGTTCCCTTACTGCTTCGTAGGTCGTGGCGTACATGTCGACCGCCAGCGTGACGGTCGCGAGCCCAGACGGCCCCGAGAGGGTGGCTTCCCGCTGCACCGCCTGCCGCCGCCACGTAACGAACGGCAGGGCAGCCGAGGCGGGGGCGATGACCGGGTAGACGCGATCCCCGGCCAAGTCGGCCACGAGCGGGGCGGCAGCCAGGGCGTCAGCGAGCAGACGTTCGGGCGATTTCACGCTCATGTGCCGATAGTCCCCGAGGATCGCTGCGAGAGGGTGCCAACCGCTTGTTCCAGAGTGATCCGCAGTTCACGCTGGAGGATCTCGGCCACGGTCGCCTGGGTCTCGCTCCAGGCCCGCTTGAGCGGCGGGTCGCCGCTGCCGCCGGGGTTCATGGCGGGGATCGTGATCGGCTCTTTTGATTTCTTGAAGAACGCTCGCGGGTATCGCGGGTCGGTCACAACGCGATCCCGCTGCGTCGGATCTTTGACCATCTTGAACGGGCCGAGCCGGTTGAAACTCGAAGCGATGTAGGCGTTCTGTCCGCTGACCGTGTGCTCCCGCACGGTGGTCGTGCTGCCTGACCGATTGCGACGCGTGTGGCTCTTTCGGATGTAGGGAGTGTTTGAGTAGGTCATCACCTGTCGCGGCTGCGTGCCCTCTTCCAGCCACCACTGATGAAACGCTCGGTCAGGGCCAGATCGGACGGTGCCGCCTGCCGCACTCTCCGATCGAGCGAGCCCCGCCCGCCGGAAGCCAAGCACCGCCACGGCGTTGCCATCCCGCGTGTAGGCGATCACCTTCTTCGCCACCGCACGCCTGAGATTGCCGGTCGGCCCGAGCGGCGTCACTGCCTTGAGCCGCTCGAACGCCGGGGCGATCGCCTTCTCTAGCACCGCCTTCAAGATGCGGGCTTTATCGGCGGGCTGAAACAGCCGCCCGATATCCTGCTGCAACTGCCGCAGTTCGGCGATCTCGGCGGTGATCTCAATGCCTGCGACGGCCATCAGTCCACCCTCTCGGTGCAAAGCAGTTCGTGCTCGCTGCGGTTCGCGTGTTCGAGCAGCGTCGTGATCTCCAGCACCCGACCACGCCACAAGAGCCGCATGCTCTGCGTCAGCCCCGTGAGATACCGCAGCCGCACGCGGTGCGTGCCCTCGGTTTGCTGCTGCCCCAAGAGCAGCACCTCCCGAGACGAAAGCCCTTCGACGCTGGCCCACCGCGTCGCGAACGTCGACCACTCCAGCGTGGTCTCTCCGAGCGAGTTGCGTCGCTCGGTGGCCTGCTGAATCGTGATCCGCTCGCGGAGGCGACCGGGGTCAAGTGCCATACATCACCAGCGTGAAAGAGGCGGTGCCAGCGGTGCCGAACACATTGATGGAGAACGAGGCGGTCTCTATTGCTTCCGAAACCGCAACCTGTCCCGCTCGCGAGTAAATCGTCCAATCATTGACGCCGCACCCGCCAATGCCGTCGCACGCCACGAGCGTCGGCCCGCTCGCCTGGAACGCTACCCGCGACACGCTGGCGAACGAGACCAGATCCCCGGCTGCGTTCCTGTAGGTCGTGGGGGCGACGGGCACGCTCACAACCGCCGTGCCGCACGTTCCCGACACGACCGCCACCTTGCCATCGGGGTACTCGGTGGCTGACGCAAGCGACACGAGCTTCATCCGCTGCACGCCTGTCGCCGTGGTGCGGTCAGTGAAGTCAACGTCGATCACGAACTTGCCGCGAACGTCGCTCATGCTCGTGCCTCATGTTCCATAGAGCACGAGCGTGTAGGACGCGGTGCCAGCGGTCGTGTAGATAAACGTCACGCTCGGCGTATCAACGACAGTCACCTCGCCGTTTCGGCTGGCGATCGAGTTGTCGCCTCCCTGCCCTCGCTGTACGCAATCGAAATACGCGAGGGTCGGCGATGAGAACGCCACTCGCTCAAGAGATGCGAACGTAACCGCAGCCCCGGCAGCGTCGCGGTAGGCAGCCAAGGCTGTCGCCACTGTGACGGCACTCGTGCTGCACGTTCCGGCGATAACAGCCACCTTGCCAGTTGCGTACTCGCTCGCATTCCGCAGTGCGATTGTGTTCAGCGAACTCCCGGCCGCTGTGGTCGTGCGGTCGATGAACTCAACGTCGATCGCGATGCGACCCGACACGCTCATCGGTACGATCCCCACTTGGCGGAATCGAGCAACGCCTTCACGCCAAACGGGATCTCCGAGAGGCTCACCGCGTCTGCCGCCATTCGCCGCTCGTACCACATGCCCACGAGCCAGAGGATCGCGTTCTTCACCCGCTGCGGGGTGCTCGCCCCGGTCGCGTCACGCCCGGCCCACCATGTGACCGCGACCGCGTTGTAGTCCAGAAGATGCGAGGGCCAGGAGCCGTTGTAGTTCGTGCGGAGAACCCCCGGCACGCTGTCGCGATCCACGCGGTACTCGGAGGTCGAGAGCGTAGCGGTGCTCTGGTTCTCCAGCGTGTAGGTCACGCTCACCGCCGTGGCCGTGCCCGCCGATGCCATCGGTGGCCGGGGGAGCTCGATCTCCACGGGGAACGAATCAAGCGTCATGCGGTACTGGGCATGAACGAACGTCTCGTCGCAGTACGCCTCGCACCACTCGCGAGCCGCCTTGATGTAGGCAGAGATCAGAGCATCGTCGGCGTCGGTATCGACCCGGCAGTGCGACTTAGCTTCGGCGAGCGAGACCGGCTCAACCGTCGGCTGGGTCAGAGTCTTGAGGCTGCGGTATCGCATTCGGTTTCCTGCCGCGTCGCGGTCGTGCGTCAGCCCGCTCGACCTCGGGCTCGGCTGTCGCCGTCTCGATCAGATCCATCTGCGACTCTCGCACGGCGATGCCGTCGCGAATGAGCCGCTCCGCTGTCTCGTTCTCGCACTCGACCACCCGCCCGACCGTGTAGGTCGAGTAGTTCTGTACCAGTTTGATTTTCACGATTTCGGCAGACTCCATGCAGTTTTCGGCTTACCGTTCGCGGTGTAGTCGCCCACGTACTGGAACACCGGGGATTGGAGATCCTTGCCCGGCCAGACCGAGACATACTCGCCGTGGCCGATCGAGACGCGGGGCGTGATGTAGACGCGATTCCCAGCGGCACGGAACTGCCGCCAGAAGTGAATATCCGCATCGACCCGCCCGTCGCCGTACTCGCCCTTGGCGTTGGGCTGGTCTTGAAACCAAGGCTTCGGCGTCCGCTTCAGAGCCCGCGTCGAGATCAGCGTGCAGCCGAAGTGCGCCGAGTCGACTTCCTGCACAGGCTCCGCGAACCACGACATAGGCAACTCGGTCGCCCCGCCCTCGGGCGGCTTATCGAGCGTGCCGGGCAAAGTGAACATCGGGCGACCGTCTTCGCGTTTCACTTGCAGCGGGGCAAGAGCGTCGCACTGAAACGCCATCGCCAGGGCGACGAGCTCAGAGACTTCACGCTGCCCCCAGAACGAATCGAAGTCTGTGCAAAGGATGTACTCGGTCGAGTCGATGAACTGCTCCATGCACCGCTGGAGCACTTGCCCCCAGAGAGCACCCTGCCCGAGCGTGGGGCGGATGCCGAGCGGCATGAGGGCTTGAGCCCAGCCGAAGAGATTTGCGAGCGGGCCGAATCGCGGGCCGCTCATCACGCACTCGATCCGAACATCGACATCCGTACCGCCGACCTTGACGATCATGAATCCCTCAAAAAGAGATGGCGGGCACGGCTCATGCCGCACCCGCCATCCACTGTGTCGAGGCTGTCAAGCGTCAGCCGCTGTACTTCGCGAGCACGCCCTTGGCGTCGGCCGTCTCAGGGCCGATCTCGCCCTTGCCCAGCCGGGCCACGATCGTGGTCGCGAGGCTGGTCGCGGGAGTGGCGTCGATCTTCAAGTATCGGCTCTTGCCGCGAAGATCGACATCGAGCCGCACCACGCTCGGACGAGCCGTCACGGCCACGCTCGCAGCGGGAACCGCCACGGTGTAGACCGAGGAGCCCGCCGTGGTCGTGTCGCCCTGCGAGAGCGTCAGCACGTTGAGGATCGACGCCGAAGTATTCGCCGGGGTCGCCGACACCGCCACGACCACATCGACCGACGCGTAGTCGTAGCCGAGGCGGTCGATGGTGAGGGTCGCCGTTCCGGCGGCCGAGGTCACGGTGGAACCCACGACCGTCTTGGATGCTTCGAGGTAGTTCACGAGTCAGAGTCTCCTAGAGGGTCAAAGGTCACGAGGCGAACTTGAGGGCGACGATCGGGCCAGCCTTGCTGGTGTCACCGAGGTCGTGGGCGACCATCGCGACGCGAGCGGTCGCGAAGGTCAGAAGCTGGTCGAACTCGATGAACCGGCTGGAGTCGGTCTTCACCGTGACCTCACGCCGGGTGCCCATCGTGCAAGCCTGCGACAGATCACCGAACAGGCAGGAGATCGCCGAGCCAGTGCCGGTCAGGCGGCTCTCAAGGGGGTGGGTGAGAACCACCGGAAATCCAAGAAACTGGAGCCCGCCGCCACCGGCCACATCGGCCCCGTTGTTGCCACCGGCAGCCATGAGGAGCCGCAGCATCGAGGAGCCGTAGCCAGCCGGGCTGATGTACCACTTGGCATTGCGCCGAGCGTACAGGGGCAGCCGGGCGACCACGTTCGTGAAGTCGCTCAGATCGAGCTCGCTGAACACGTTGTTGCCGGTCGCAGCATTGATGACACCCGCCGTGTGGGTGCCGTCGTTGATGGAGACCGCCACGCCGACGGTTCCATGATAAACGGCCCCCGCGCCGGTTCCGATAAACGCGGCGTTGTCGAAGGCTTCGCTGTAGGCCTGAGCGACCTCAACGGCCATCGCATCTGCAAGCGAAATCACCGAGTCCTCGATCAGCGACATCGGCACGCGGTTATCGACGCCCCAGAGCTTGGCGACGAGTTGCACGTTGTCGAACGTCACATCGCTGGTGGTCGGAGCCGCGTTCTCGCCGATCGGGCGAGCCGACAGACCGCCGGTGCGACGGGCGATGAGCAGCGTGTCGCTGTTCATCGTCACGTTGCGGGCGTTGGCCGGGAACGCACCGAACTCCTCCACGAGCCGGATGATCTCGCTCGACAGTTCGTCGTTGGTCAGCACACCGCCGAGCGAGTTGATGCCGCCCGCCTGGGCACGGCTCTCGACGCCGTGATCCATGCACCACCGCCGGGCCTCGTCATCGTTGAAGAGACCGGCACGAATCGCCATGCCAGCACGGTAGGCACGCTCCTCGGAGCGGAAGCCCTTGAGGGGGCGCGACGCCTTCGGCACCGCAAACACAGTTCGCTTCTCCACGGGAGTCTCCTCGGTGGTGGCTTCGATCTTCTTGGCGGGAGCGGCACGCTCCAGAACGCTGCGGAGCTCAAGCTCCTTGGTCTGAACCCGCTGGAGGAACTCGATCCGCTCCTTCAGCTTGTCGGCCTTCGCCTCCAGCGAACGGAGCGAAGCCTCTTGCTCTTCGGTCATCGGCTCGGCGGGAGCCTCACCCTCGGGGGCGTCCTCGGTCATCGCCTCCATCTCGGCGACAACGGCGGCCAGTTCTTCGAGCAGTGCCTTGATCTTGTCCACGAGGATCGCTCCTGTATTCGGGTCTGCGGCAACGCGATCGCGTCACCTATCCCGAAAGTAGGAGCCACGCCCCGAAACCATGCAGTTAGCGTGCGTCGGCAGTAAAAGACTTCCGACGAACCTCGCTGCCCGGCACGATCTGCTTGTCGGTGCAGCCGCACCGCTGGCACCGCAGATAGCGAGTCTGATACTCGCCGCTGCGAACACTCGACGCGACGGCGTACTTACCCTCGCGACAACGCGAGCACGAATCACCACTAGCGGCCATGCTGCCTCAGAACGTCGCGATAGAACGCGGCCCGATCCGCGAGATACTTGCGGGCTTCCTCGTGCTGCCGCCGCTCCTGGCGGAAGTGATTGAATGACCGCTGGGCTACCGTCACGTCGGCATCGGGATACGCCGGGAACGTGACCGGCCCGACATCGAGCAGCGTGTCGATCTTCTGAATCGTCCGCACGCTGCGACCATCCTCGACCGCCCACGAGTCGCCGCCGCTCGGCACGGTGAAACTGAACGAGGAACCCTTGACGATGCCCGCCCGAATGTTGCTGGCGATGTCGCGGCCGTAGGTCGTATCGGGCACCGGGAACTCATACCGCAGCCCGACCTCATCCACGGTCATCCGCAGCGTGCCGGGGTAGCGGGCGAGCGGGTAGTTCGCGTCGTGATTCCAGAGGGCTCTGGTTTCGAGCGGCTTCTTGCGGCCGCGCCGCTCGGCGACGATCCCGAAGGCACCGGGGTCTATCCGCTCTACGAAGTCGCCGAGATCGAGCGAGTTGACGCCGAACTTCGCGGCGTAGCCCACGATCCATTCCCGATCGTTGCCGTCCTCGCTGCGGCTCTCGACCGCGAGCAGCGGCACCGCCGACTCGATCTCGTCAATCGCCAGAGAACGCCGTTCGATGTTGCCCATGATGCTCCTGCCTTCTTGGTCGGCGGCTTCAATCTGCCGCGTCAGTTTGCTCGCCCACGCCTGCCCCGGATCGCCACCCCACAACGCCCACGCGATCCGGCCCGCACTCGGGAAGCCGTCCTCGCCGGGGCTCCATCCCTCGCCTTGCTTGTCCACTTCGTGCCGGGCGAAGTAACTCGCCATCCGCTTCGCCGTGTCGGGCGAGATGCTCACGCCGTTCGAGAGGTCGCGTGCTCGGGCAACGCCGACTGCCGTGCCGCCTCGGCCGTACTCGTCTCGCCACGCGAGCCCCCTCGCTGCTTCCTCACGCACGCCAGCCGGGGGCGTGAAGTCGATGTGGTCATACCTAGCCACGCTTCCGCCCCTTCCGCTTCGGCTTGCCGTAGGAGCTCTCCTCAACCGGGGGCGGCTCGGGCAGCGGTTCGATCTTCGTGAGCGTGCTCACCTTGTGACCGACTTGCGTCTCGGTCGCACGCCATCCGCCGATCACCTCTTCGTAGACCGTGATGAGGGCGGCGGGATCTTCCTCGGTCGCGTCGATCTTGAAATCGGTGCCGGGGATGTCCAGCGTGCCGTAGTCCATCACATGGTCGATCCGCCCGCGAGCACGACCGCCCGACGAATCCCACGAAACGAAGTCACCCTCCGCAACGCTGCCGGGGGCGGCACGCGACTCGCTACGAATGAACTGAGGCGAATCGTCCACCCACACGTCAACGTCGATGCCAGCCGCCTGGGCCGCATCATCTTTGAGCGTGTCACTACCCACGAGCAGCACATCGGAGAAAGCCTCGGCGTAGTCGCCGAGAGATGAGATCACCTCCTCTCGATCCGCCTCGGGCCTGCGAGAAATCATCACGACACGATTGCCGTCCGCGACCGCCTTGCGGGCGAACTCGCCCCAGAGCCGAGGATCGGCCGCGAACGTCCGGTCGAAGTCCACCGAGATCGTCATCGATCGGCTCGCGGGGAGCGAGGCGGCGGCGGGCTCGGGAGCGGGCGGCTCTGCGACCGGCGCGGGGGCGGCAGCCTGCGTGCTCGTGCCCGCGAGGATGCGATCAACCGAAGCCGGTGGGATGCTGGGGAACGATGCGAGAATCAACGCCCCAGCCGCGTCGGTGGTCAGGAGCCCGCCACTGACTTGCGTCAGGATCTCCAAAATGCCGGTGATCTGGGCACCGTTGAGCGAAACGTCGGCGAGTTGCGGTTCATCCGCCTGGGCCGGGGCGGCATCCGCGACCGGCTCGGGAGCCGGGGCGGTCTCGTCCACCACGATCTCTTCGACCACGGTCGCGGGCATCGGCTCGGGAGCAGCCGCCGCCTTCTCCAGCGTGGTCATGTTGAGTTGGACGAACCGCGTGTCGCCGCCTTCGACGGGGTTCATGTTCTCCCACGAGCGGATCTCGTTCACGCTCGCCACGCCCAGATTCCAGAGCGTGTTGTAGTACGCCGAGCGGCCCGCAGCGTCGGCACGCAACACGCCGCGAGTGTCGAACTCTGCGAAGTATTCGTCATCGCCTTCGAGCAAGTCGCGAGCGATCGAAGACTCGATGCGACGCAGATACGGCATCAGCCCGTTCGTCAAGAAGTCGAGCGATTGCTGCTCGATATTCGAGAAAGAACTTCTGGTCAAATCGCCCACGAGGTGTGGGGGAACGCCAAAGAGCCGACACACTTCTTCAACTTGGAAGCGGCGAGCCTCAAGGAACTGGCTCTCTTGGTTGTTCCCGCCGAGCTCCGAAACTTTGAGCCCCCCCTGCAATACTGCCGTTCGGTTGCTTCGGTCTGGGCCGCGATGAGCCCTCTCCCACTGGTTCCTCGTATTCTCAGCCGCCTCGGGCGAAAGCATCTGATCGGTGGACAAGATCACGCCCGGACGAGCCCCGTTGCCGAAGAACGTCGCCCCGTGGATCTCGCACGCCCGAGCCAGCCCGATCGCATCGCGGGCGAGCTCAATCGTGCTCATCCCGTTCACGCCGTCATCGCTCATCCCCCGCACCGACATCACCGCATCCTGCGTGTAGACCGTCGAAGACCCCGACGCTTCGCGGTACGTGTACCGCAGCCGGTTGTTTTCGAGTTGCTCGGTCTTCACCCGGCTCGGGTGCAGCGGCACGATCTCGCTGATCGTCCCCCCGCTGTAGACCTTCTCATCGAGAGCGAACCCGTGCGAGAGCAAGTGCAGCATCATCTGCTCACGCCACTCGAACGAGGTCTGCCACGAGTTCGGCTGCGAGTGCAGGAGCCGATAGAGCGGATGCTCGCGGGCGATCTCTTTCCCGCCACCCGACAGCCGCCGGTAGAGATGCAGCGGGAGCCCCGCGACACTGGTCGAGAGCACGCGAATGCACGCGAGCACCACGGTCGAACGCAACGCGGTCTCGGCGTCCACCTTCACGCCCGACGGATTGCGGTTGCCGCCAGCCCAGCCCCCAGACTCATAGTCCCAGTTGCGGGAGTCTTCGCCGGGGAGCCACAGGATGCGAGCGGTTGGGGAGATCATATGAGCAGGATGGAGGGTTCGGCTGCGGGCTTGTTGGTGATCTGCGACGATTCCCAGCCGCCCAGGGCGAAGATCAGAGCGACGATCCCGTCGATGCGACCCGTGCTCTTTTTCTTCACCGGCCGAACGTCCTCAAACGAGTTCGTCTCCACCGTCACATTCGCCGACATCCACGAGAGCACTGGGTTGCCACCGTGGCGGATGCGATTCTGAAGCACCAGCGATTCGAGCCTCTTAGTACCCGAGCTCATGCCTCGGAAGCCTTGGCTCCATCCTGCCACTTTCAACCCCGCCCCTTGCAGTTCCACGGCCAACTGAACCGCCCCGGTGAGATCCATGTAGATGTGCTCGATCTGGTGCGTCTTCGCGTACTCCAAGACGTACTCGCGGATCTTCGAGTGGTCGATCACGTTCCCGTCGGTCGCCGTGATGTACCCCGAGTTCACCCAGTGCTGGAACGGCTGCCGGTCGGTTCGCTCCCGCTCCATGATGAGATCGCGGGGTGCCCAGAACATCGCATCGACCTCGAACTCGTCACCCTCGCACGGGTAAAGGGCGACCATCGCGGAGAGGTCGGTTGACTTCGACAAGTCCATCCCGAGGATGCACTTCCTACCGGCGAAGGGCGAAGTCGGGCCACCAGAGCACGCGGCCCACTTCTCAGGATCGAGCCACCTATTCGTGCTTTCTGTCCAAACTCCTAAGGAATATCTCAACCAGCCATTGAGCTTGGTCGCTTTATTTCTCGCCTCGCGGGCATCCGCCGCGAAGGATTCCTCGGTCATGGTGATTCCCATGCCAGGATTCACCCGCCGCCACACCGCCGGGTCGAAGTAGTCCTCGCTCCCGTCAGTCTTTGCCCCGAAGATCTTCCCGTAGAAGCGGGGATCGTAGTTCGGATCGGCAGCGGTCAACTCCGCATATTCGTGCTGCTCCCAGCAAATCGTGTCACGCCGATCGCCCGCCGTTGAGATCGTCGCGAGGAGCGGCTCGCGCCTGGAACGGCCCGAATAGCGGAGTGCCTCGAATAGCCTCCGGTCGGGCCACGCGTGCAGTTCGTCGCAGAAGACGAACGAGTAGGACGGGCCTTCCGCCGCACCGGCATCTCGCGAGATCACTCGCAGGCTCGAGCCGGTCTGCTGACAGACGATCGTTTTTCTCGAGTCCACCACCTCGAGCGACGCCGCCAGTTCGGGCGACCGCTTCACCATCGCGGCGGTCTCGTCAAAGATAATCGCCGCTTGATTGCGATCCTTCGCCGCGATGCACCCGAGCTCGCCCTCGCCCTCCATCAGCAAGTGCCAGATCGAGAGGCACGAGAGCAGCGTGCTCTTCGCGTTTTTTTTCGGCACTTCGATGTAGGCGAGCCGATACCTCCGAAGCCCTTCCTCGGTTCGCCATCCATAGAGCGGCTCGATCACATCCTGCTTGTGCCACTCCAGAAGCCGCATCGGCTCGCCAGCCTTGGCGGTCGGGGAGTCTTTTGTGTGGCAGCACACCGACTCCAAGAATCCCACCACCAGATCGGCGGCGTCTTGATCGTAGCGGTAGCCCGCGACCCACTCAGCCCGACGCCTTGCGGGCATCGCGGAGGGCGCGGAACTTGTCGATTGCGCTTTCCGCCTTGGCATCCGGTTCCACCTTCAGCGAGGCTCGGGCGGCAGGCGAGAGCCCGAAGTCAGACTCCAACTGACGCAGTTGCCCGGCGAGCTTGTGAGCGATCGAGACCTCGGGTCTCTGTGCGATGTATTTGATCTCGCCGCCGTCATTGAGGATCGGGTACGTGTCGCCTTCCTTCTTCAGTTTCACCCGCACCGCAAGCCACCACTCCCACGTATCGCAGTAGCGGGCGAGTGCCTCGACATCGGCCCGCGTCATCACCCGTGTCGCCTGGAGCATGGGCAGCAACTCGTGCCACCGGGCGGCGGCGACTTCGCCGAGGTGCGGCGGCATCGTGATGCCATCGGTCGGCGGCTGCGGCTCGTCGGCGTTTAGCGGACGTTTGCCGGGATTTCCCTTGAGTATTTTTAGAGCAGTAGGAGTGCGGGGGCGTCCGGTTCTAGGCATGACCTACCCCCTTGGCCGACTTTCGCGACCACCCCTCTCCATA